TAGAAAATCCAAGTACACCAATAAACGGTGATACATTAGGCGCATTATTTCAGCGCAGTTCTGCAGCAGGTGTAGCTGTAGATGAATACAGCATTATAGGACTTCCTGCATTTTATAGAGCAACTCAAATACTTGGCGGAGTGATTGCCTCTCTGCCTTTTGATATTATTGAAACAGGTGCAGATGGAAGTTTAAGAGTGGCAAAAGAACATCCTAATTATAAGATAGTTGCTCGTGAGCCATCGCAATTTTACACAGCTCACACATTTTATAAAACATTAGTGCTGCATTATTTAAGCCATGGTGCTTTTTATGCAGCAATCAACAGAAATACGAATAGCGAAAGGATAACATCTTTACAGATACTTGATCCTACGCAAACAGAATGCTATTATAATACGCGAGGTGAACTATTATTTAAAAATAAGAAGACCTCGAAAAAATATAGCTCTGATAATGTCATTCACATTCCTAATTTATCATGGAATGGAGTGGAAGCCTTTAAGATGGCTGATCTTCACAGAGACAACTACGGTCTAGCTTTAGCCAATAGAAATTACGGTGCTAATTTTTACAAGAATGGCGCACATTTAAACGGTGTTTTAAAACATCCTGGCAAATTAACCAATGAGGCCTATGATAGATTAAAATCATCTTTTAACCGTGCTTTTGGTGGCAGCCAGAATGCTGGAGGCACTGCCATCCTGGAAGAAGGCATGGACTTTCAGAAAGTAGGTCTTAACCCTACTGATGCAGCTTTCAATGAAACAAAGAAAGCTACCATCTCCGACATTGCAAGAATTACAGGTGTGCCAGGTGTTTTATTGGAAGATATGGATAAGGCTACTTTTTCAAACATGGAGCAATTAAGCCAGATGTTTGTAAATTATACCATTATGCCATTGTGTGAGATAATAGAGGCAGAATTTAACAGAAAGATATTTTTTGAGGTAGAAAAAGATAGATTTAAAACAAGGTTTAATCTTGATGGATTGTTAAGAGGTGATGTTACAGCGAGATCATCCTATTACACTACTATGCGCAATGTCCTAGCCATGTCACCTAATGAAATTAGAGTTAAGGAGAATTTAAATCCATACGAGGGAGGAGATAGTTATGAATTGCCATTAGCATCGAACATTAAAATAGAGCCAACGACAAATGCCGTACAGTAATTACCCACAATCAGCAACTAATGCAGCAAAGAAAGCTTTGAGGCATAAAGAAGAAAATGGCAGTCAGTGTGGAACTTCTATAGGCTGGTCAAGAGCTAGGCAGTTGGCAAATAGAGAGGCATTGAGTGAGGATGAAGTCATACGCACTTATAGTTTTTTAAGCAGAGCAGCAGTTTATGACCAAGGCAAATATTTTGATGAGAATGATAATGAGATTTGCGGATCAATAATGTATGACGCCTGGGGAGGATCAACCATGCTACCTTGGGCAGAAAGAGTTGCCAATGAAATAATGGATGAAAGAGCAAAAAATGATAACATGGAAAAAAGAAGTATAAATTACGAGTTTCGCGCAATGCCTGAATCTCGCACAATAGTAGGCACAGCAACAGTGTTTAATTCTGCCTATGATATGGGATGGTATGATGAGGAAATGACACAAGATGTATTTGCTAATTCAGATTTATCTGATGTTGTAGCTTTGTTTAATCATGATGCAAACATGGTTCTTGCCAGGACAAAATCAGGTACATTAAAATTAAATGTAACTGGCAATGCTTTAGAATATTCATTTGAAGCACCAAATACTACTTTAGGCAACGATCTTTTAGAAATGGTTAAACGTGGTGATGTTTATCAATCATCATTTGCATTTAGTGTAGAGAAAGAGGATTGGCAGGAAACAAATGGAATGAAACCAAAAAGAATTATCAGAGGAATTAAAAAAGTGTATGATGTTTCTCCGGTCACTTATCCTGCAAATCCGGATACAATGGTGGCAAAGAGAAGTTATGAGCAAATGATTGGGAAAATAGATGACGAATTACAAAAAGTAATTGATATTGCGGTAAAATCAGAAATTAACATTAATAATGAATTACGCAGGAATGCCCTGCATTTACTTAAATTAAAAACTTTAACAAATGAACTCTAAACAGTTAAGAGAAAAGAGGGCTTCCGAGTACGCAATAATGGAAGACCTACAAAAAAGAGCATCATCAGAAGGTAGATTAATGTCAGCTGAGGAGTTGGCACAATGGGATCAAGCGGATGCATCTTTTAAAAATTATACAGACCAGATTTCAAGACTTGAAAGATGGAATGAAATTAACTCCGAGACAAAGGAAGTTAGTGTTTATGAACAGGCCGTTGAAACAATGCCAAGTAATCAAAGGGATATTTTAAAATCCGATGAGTACAACACAGCATTCTTTAAAGCAATTGCAAAAAGAGAATTAAACACGAAGGAAAGATCAATGTTAAGAGAGATGCGTGGAACGGCAACGATTTTAACAGCTGAATCAGGTCTTGCAGGTGGTTATGTTATTCCTTACCAGTTCTCAAACGAATTGGAAAGAACGATGAAGTATTACGGACCAATGTTGCAAGTTAGCCGTATCATAACTACTCCACAAGCAGGTACATTGTACTGGCCAAAGGTAAACGATACAGGCACAAGTGCAAACTGGCATACAGAAGGTGGAGCGGTAACTGTACAGGACATGACATTTACGCGTGAAACATTTGCAGCTCACGTTTGTAACACGTTAGTAAGAGTTTCTGTAGAATGGGCAAATGATGAGTTTGGCTTATTAAACAGCGAATTACCATTGATGTTGGGTGAGAGACTTGGTAGAGCGTTAAATACTGCATTTACTACCGGTGATGGTTCAGGTAAACCAACAGGCTTTACTTATAATGATGCAGCACCATCTGGTGTTGAATCTGCGGCAACTGGATCATTTACTGCAGGTAATTTAATTGATTTAGTACATTCAGTTGATATAGCTTATCGCAACTCACCATCTGCTGCTTTCATGATGCATGATCAGATTTTAAGTGCAGTTAGGAAGTTAAATGTTGATAATGATTATAACGGTTTATTTCAGCCATCATTAAGAGAAGGTACACCTGATAGATTATTAGGTTATAATTTCTTTGTAAATAATGATCTTGCTTCTGCACAAGCAGCTGATGCTAAGATTATTTATTTTGGTGACTGGTCAAAATATATTATACGTCAAGTTGCTACACAAACACTTGTACCATTGCGTGAGCGTTACATGGATGAAATGGAAATTGGTTTCCTTATGTATGCTCGTTACGATGGCAAGTTATTAAATAGTGCAGCAATTAAGCACTTGAAGAATCTGTAAGTAATCATTGGGAGGTCTAGCTAGGAGGAGTTGCAATATACTCCTCCTTTTTAAAAAATTAATATCATGCCTTGGAAAGTATCTGTATTGCCAGCCGTTGAGCCTTGGACTGTATCTGAGGTAAAGAATTATTTAAAGGTTGACACATCAGCTGATGATACATTAATTACTGCATTAATAACTGGATCGCGACAAGTTGCAGAAAGCTATTTAAATATGGCTTTAATTTCACAAACAATACAGGAAAGATTAGATGTATTAAATAAACCAATACTTTATTTATCGGTAAATCCAGTCTTATCTTTTTCTAATTTTAGGTATCAAGATAGTTCCAATACACAAGTTACATGGGATAATTCAAATTATAAAGTAGATACTTGCTCAAGACCATGCAGGTTAGCTTTGCAATTTGGTAAATCATGGCCTACATTGTATGGCAATATAAATGATGTGTTGCTTACTTATGTTGCAGGATTTAGTGCAGAGCCATCTGGTATTCCAATGCAAATTAGACAAGCAATATTAATGATGGTTGCGGATGCGTATGACAACAGAGAGGATTATGTGAAAAAGATGCCAACGGCATCACAATATTTATTAGATCAATATAGAGTACAATATTTCTAATGAGATTTAACAAGAAAGAAGAGATTGGCAAATTAAGAGATAGGATACTTGTTGAACAAGTTACCAGGACTGCATCTACTACAGGTTATCCTGCAGAAACCTGGTCAACATTGGCTACTGTCTGGGGCATGGTAGATTACAAAGGGATTAATAGAGAAAATGTGGATGGTGGGAAAATCACTGCAAAGAGCCAGATAAAAGTTGTTGTTAGATATAGGGATGATATTACAGAATCAATGCGTATCACTTACAATAGTAAAAAGTACCAGGTAGAAAATGTTCAGATAAGTGAAGATAATTTGTATTTAATGTTGTTTTGTTCATATAATGAAAATTACCAATGACATATATAACAGAAAGACAAATTTCTAATTTAAAAAGACTTAGTCAATCAGGCGGAAGAAAGCGTGGTTTATATGCCAATGGACTAGCAGAATGTGTACTTGAATTAAATGAACTATTAAAAAATATAACTATTGATAAAAGAATTGATGTGATAAATGCAGGAATGCCAGCTGCCTTAAATGTTTATAAATCATTAATTCCTATATCAAAAAAAGAACATAAAATTTATACTTTTTCTAAAGGTGTTGGAAAGTCTGGAGGTAATGCGAAATTTAGATATATAGTTAAGCCTGGCAATTTAAAAAGATCAATTAAAAATTTAAGCGAATTATTAAAAAAATATAAATGGAAAACTGGATCAATTGGTCCACATTATAAAGCTCAACCAATTGGATCAACTCTTAATAGTGATGATAAATATGATGGCTTTTATGCGCACATGATTTATGGTTCAGCTAAAGTTTGGAGGAGAAAGATAGTTTTAAAAGCAAAAAATACTGCAGCATCTGTTGTTTTTCCAGCAATGATATCAGAGGCAAAGGAAGTTGTAAAAATGTATCCTAAAAAATTCTGGGAATGATAGGGAAAGTAATATATGGAAGATTATCAACTGATGCAGCTGTTACAGGTGTATGTGGCTTGCGCATTTATCCCGACATTGCCCCACAAAATGTAGCATATCCTTTTTGCGTTTACACAATTATAAATAGCGTGCCAGTTGATTTTAAAGATGGTCAAAGTAATTTAGAAGAAGTTAATTTTCAGATTGATGTATATTCTAATAATTATGACACAACACATAATTTATCAAATTCAGTTAGAAATAGACTTGATAGATTTGTTGGCACAGTTAATAATATAAGTGTGCAGAC